ATATAGGTGAAGCTAGGCTATTAAAATTAGAATCTGCTGAATGTTATACTGCGCATTGCGATCCCGATGATCGTTATGATATGGTAATAACTACTAATCCTCATTGTTATCTCATAGATATAGAAAAACAAAAAATGCATCAATTGCCTGTTGATGGGAGGATATGGAGATTAGATACTAGCATACGACATACTGCTGTTAACTTTGGTTCAAGAGACAGAGTTTATCTAAATATAAGACATCGACTACCTTTGTTTGAATCTCCCGGTTATCATCTAAGATTTTCTGGAGGAGATTTTGATTGGAAACAGGTATTATATGAAGATACTATGAAGATGCTCAACACAAAGATCAAAAGCAAAGAAATAACTGGAATTGAAAAGATCAATGATTTGGAAATACGTTTAAATTGTAGCAGAGATACTATAGATTATATTAAAACTAATGCTGAATCAAAAGGATTCACTGTTGAGATAAATTTTCTCGGGTGATAAACTGCTCATTGGGTCGAGACACAGCTGCTCTTTTAGATACTCCGCAACTCCTAGCACAAGTTATCATTTTTTGTTCACTCCAATATCTCTGCCATACGGTTTGATATTCTGCTGAATTTATTATATCTCTTAGATGATTCTTGCTCGCATCGAGCCTATCTTTACCACCCAATGCTGCTAATAAATTATTATATTCTTGATATATCTCGTCTCGTATCTTGCCTATGGTTTGATTTGATTCTCTATATATGTAGGGTAATGCTCCTACCCAACAACAAGGCATCACAGTCATATGTGCATCTATATAGACTTCTTTGACCTGTTGTACATAGCAAGTTATCTCGCTATCATCGACCATTAATCTATAGTTTTTTATGATATCTTCGGATATTAGATTTAGATTAGAATAGTCACTAGACTGTAGCTGATGTGTTGGTTTACCATCTTTATCTAATACATCAAATGTATTAGTTATTAAGAATCTTGAGCTGTCTTTCATTACAAAAGTTTCAAATCCTAGCTCTTTTGCCATAATCCTAGCTTCTTCTACTTGGTCTTGATTGTGTTTAAATCTAAGATATGCCCACTCTGCTTTACCGCCGGCTGCTATAAATTCTTTGGCATTTTCTATTATCTTATCAAATGATGTGTTTATCCTATATAATTCGTGTGTGCCTTTTAGTCCATCTATAGCAAATATAACTTGATGATTTTTAGGTAAAACGCTAGCTAGTTTACGCCACCATTCCTTGTTGCGTAAGCTACCGTTAGTGTGTATGCGTATGGTTATAGATGGATTTATGGATCTAGTATACTCGCACATTCCGATTAGATCATCATTTAGCAATGGATCACCAAAATTACCACAGAACATTATCTTTTCTAATTGTGTTATAATATCTTTTGGTAAGATAGTCTTATAGTCTTCTAGTGTCCATTCGGCATCTCTTAACAGAGGATTTTTAAGACCACTCTGTATATTCCTAGTACACATAGGACAAGCAGCTTGACACAGATTGGTTATTTCTAAATGTAGAGATTTTAATTCTTTATAATCAAACATAATGCACCTATAGTATATATTCCATAAATACCCAATGGCGGAAAAAACTGTTTATAAAGTAGTCCCGTGGACACCTGAAATAGATCTAACTGAATTCTATAAATTAGCTACGGAAAAAGGTTATTTAAACAACTCAAGTCAAAAGACCATGATTGATTGTTTTAAAAATGAACGAGAGAAACAGACATTTGTGCTCTTGCGTGACGATAGGCCTATCGGTTCGGTAGCTTCACATACGTTGGATATAATGGGACCAAACGCCTATAGGATTTGCGCACGCATATGCGTGCTAACTACACTAGCAAGTGATCGCAAGAAATTTAGCCTAAACGATATAAAACAACATCAGAATTTTTCAGGTCAATTCCTAATTCCTGCTTGTATAGAATGGGCAGGCCGAGACAAGGATCTCTATATAACGACAAATAATTCTCCAGTAGCCAGTCAGAGATTAGTACATAGGACCTATTGTCCTACATTAGCATCAGAAGGGCTATTGACTGATTGTGGAGAGAGAGAATATAGAGGTACTATACAGACTTTTTGGAAAATGGATGTTGAGAGATTTTATGAATCTCTCAATCGATACCCTAAATGGTAATTAAGCAGTATTCCTAGTCCTGATCACAGTAAATGTGAATGGACCAGTAAATCCGTTATTAGTCCAGCGATAACCGTTACTTTGTTCTGCCATAGTTCCCAGTGTAGCACCAAATGCTATACTGGTTATTCCTGTCTGTATGGTTTGATTGCCGCCACAGAGCCAAGTAGCAACAACTCCGGTTGTTATGTCATTTACTATTAACATACCACTAAATGCAGGTATATCTATGTGATGTGTGTCTGCAACTGCTATCGTTGGGTTACTATTGTCAATATTATAATAGCCCAATGGACCATCCTGTGTAGCAGGATCAACATTATTGACTACACCAAATGTTCGTACCCTACCTTGGAAAGATCCACCACCGCTTACATCTAATGTATAATTTGGATTTTGTACATTTACGCCGAGTCTTCCTGCAGAATCAAATGCTAAGAATTTTGCATTGGCTAAATTATTATCAGTAAAGTTAGCTATGAATATCTTGCCTTGTGCATGACTAGCTGATACCGTTGAATTGGGATCAACTTGGAAAACAAGCGCAGCCGATGGTGTATAATTTGTTCCATCCCACCCGTTTATACTTTGGAAATAGAGAACATCACCAGCCTGCACAGGTTGTTGCGAAGCGATTGTACCTCTAGATATATTGCTTTGGAAATAAGATGTCGTTGGTCCACTAGTTATACCATTCACTTTAATAAAAGGTATTGAATCGTCGCTATTATTAAAAACCATCTCGGTTTGATCGGCGATTTTTAATCTTCCTATCGTATTATTATTGGGAGATACAAATGTATTTAAACTAGATAGTGAACCTAATCCTAATATAAAATTATTAGCACTAATGTTACCATCCGAACCATTTAGCGTTAAGTTAGTTCCATTAGTTATAGAATGTGTGCCTATAGTTAGGTTTGATCCTAGTGCGCCATTAAATGTACCGCTTATATTATTAGCGATAATAGTACCGGTTGAGGTTATCGTCAACGATACTCCGGTAAGTTCATAACTACCTAAATCGATATTACCATTAAGCGTACCGCTTAATCCTGAGGTTGAAACTTGATTTCCACCTAGTGTAAGACCATCACCTACGTACAATATCTTAGTATCGGTAGTATATATTAGTTCGCCTTCTGCTGGGGTAACAGTAGCCCTTTCAGAATTGAGACCGCGCCTTAATTGTATAGACATCTAGAAACTCCTGGTATTTTCTTTTAGTATTTATCCAGGAGTAGCCTAATAATAGGTAGAGATTTATAACCAGCTGGCTTTAAATTCTTCTAGTTCTCGCTTGCTGAGACCATATTTATTAGCAATATTTTCCTCATTTCGCAAACCGTCAAGTAGATCTTGCCACTTTTCTTCACTAATCAAACGCCTTAATAGGCCTTTTTCAAGTCCGCTAACCTTGACAGAATTAACAGCATAGTCCTCAAATGCTTCGCAAGCTAAAGGAAATAAAGGTTTAGCAAGCAAATACATAGCACGGGCAAATTCCTGGATCTCCCACTGTGCGTGGCTATCCATACGCAAGCGAGCCATATGCAGGAAGTTCTTTAGGTTAGCCTTCCAATAGCACTCAGTATACCCGCCTACCGGGAGGATCGCGCGAGCAGTTTCTCTAGCCAGCCCAATACCGTCGATATGTTGTTGGTAGACGCTGTAAGCGTGATCCCATGCTTCGATCTGATCTGCAATAACGTGCGCTCGCTGTTCGTCTGTGAGCTCACCTTCTCGACCTTGCTTATTGGTTGTACTTTGCGGTTTGAGCTTGTCCGGATCGGGTATATAGAATTCGTCTGTGATGACCGAGTAACGGGCCGAATATTCATTTAAACTCGCTGTCCTATGTCTAACAAGCTGGCGCATCACGAAGATTGGCAGCTTTAGGTGGAATTTAACTTCACACATTTCAAACGGTGTAGTATGCTCGTGCCGCATGAGATAGCGGATTAACCCACGATCACCTTGCACTTTCTTAGTGCCTTCACCGTAACTAACACGGGCCGCTCGGACAATAGCATCGTCGCTACCCATATAGTCTACAAGACCTACGAAACCGTGATCTAATACCGGAACATATGATTTATCTTCTTCAAAGTTGATGTCTGTTTTTAATGTCATAGTTTATAATATGATATGTGTGTTGGCTTGTCAAGAAAAAATATTCCTATAGTCGTTTTATCGATAATTATTTTTATGGAAAAAGAAAAAATAGATGTATTGAACAATATAAGTCCTTCGTTTTGTGCAGCAAAATGGATACAGACTACGTTATATCTCCAAAACGGATTTAATCACAGCTGTCACCATCCAAATCCACATAAGATTCCATTAGAAGAATTAAAAGAGAATTATAAAGCACTACATAATACCAAGTTTAAAAAAGAACAGATGCAAAAAATGCTCGACGGTATTCGACCTAGCGAATGTGAATATTGCTGGAAAGTGGAAGATATGGGCAATATAAGTGACAGATTTTACAAAAGTATAGAACCCTGGGCCTGGCCATTTATTCCTAAAATCTTAGCAACAAAAACACAAGATATTAATCCTACATATCTAGAAATCAGTTTTTCTAATGTTTGTAATTTTAAATGCGCATACTGCTCACCTGATGTAAGTAGTAAATGGGCAGAAGAAACAAAGCAATTTGGACCTTATCCTACATCACACGCTACAGGAAAATTAAAACCAACTTATAACCACAACGAATACAATCCGTATGTTGAAGCTTTTTGGGAATGGTGGCCAGAGTTATCTAAGAATTTAACTAATTTGAGATTAACTGGTGGCGAACCACTTTTAAGTAAAGACGTTTGGGATCTCCTAGACAAATTAGAAAAAGATCCCGATCTCAATCCTAAACTAATATTAGGGATTAATACAAATCTCAATGTGCCAAAAAATCTTATAGATAAATTAATAGCATATATTAATCGTATAGCACCTAGGATTAAAGAAGTTAATATATTTACGAGCGGAGAAGCAGTAAATGAACAAGCTGAATATATTAGATATGGATTAAATTATAAAGAATGGTACGAAAATCTAGATAATCTCTTAACAAATGTTCCATCGAATTCGTGGGTAGGTATAATGACAACTATTAATATACTATCATTAGGCACGATTGATAAATTTTATGAAGATATAATGAAGCTTCGGATAAAGCACCATACAAGTTATGAACATAACAAGTTGATAATCAGCACTAATTATTTGAGATATCCTCCATTTTTACATCCCTGTTTAGCTCCAGTTGACGTTAAAGAACAAACTATTGAGCGTTTAGAAAAACTTATAGATAGATGGAAGGAAGCAGTTTATCCCTCAGAAGGACATTACGCATTGCTTTACGAATCTGATCAAGAAAAAATAAGGATGATATGTAATTTATTAAGGACACATAGTATTTCAGATGAAAAATTAAATACGGATCAAAAAGATTTTTATCTATTTGTGCAAGAATACGACCGTCGTCGTAACACAGAATTTGATAAAATATTTCCGGAATTAGTTAATTTTAAAAACTACTGTAAAGAATTATTCAATAATTGATTTAACTATATCAATAAAAATTTCTAGTTTTTTTCTACTATAATCTTGAGATTTTAATGCGTTCTTGTTGTATTCTAATGTTTCTCTATCTTGCAAAAACCAATCTATCTTTTGTGACACACTCATAGAACACAATTGATCATTAATCTGTTCTAATTGATTTATTTGCATATCGATCCTAGAATATGTATTGTTTATTTTATCAAATTCTAAGTCAAAATAATTTTTGTAATTTTTAAAACCTATTTTTTCCAAAGTTAAATTAATACCCGTTTGTCCGAATATCATGATAGGATGATTATTTAACATTGCTTTGAATGTTTTTTCACTATAAAATAGACTAGTACCGTCCTCAGAATCTGTAAGTGTTTCGCTCACTAAGCTTATTAATGATCTCTCAAATAAACCTATAGGGTTACTTGCTCCTGCTGGCTCAAAAGCCCAATTTTTATCAAAATCACTAAAATCTAAAACTGAAGGACTAGAATCCATAAATTTTTCTAACAAAAATTTAGGTTCGTGATCGTATCCATATCTTATATCTGTTGGCAATATCTTGTCATAACTTATGAGAGTATCATAATAGATGCTAGATTTCCATATTTTGTAGCAAGTATATACTCTCATAGGGTGTTTTCTGCGATTCAAAGATAAAAAATGTTTAGTATTCTCTTTAATTTTAGATACGGTTTGATCTATTGTGACAGGAGTATCTGAAAAATTTTGAACAATGTTAGCAAAATAATTAAAAGAAACTACGTTAATTTTATAATTTGGATAATTTATTTTTTGCCAATTTGCATATGCTTGTTCTTCTAATATGTTACTGCTTAAAAAGAATATTTTTTCTGGAGGAATTTGATGTTTAATTCCTGATAATGTTAACATCTGATAAAAATTATACCATTTATAACTATTGCCCTCTGCCAAATAGTTAAATGCAAATAAAGTATTTGTAGATTTGCGCAATCTTGCGATCTCGTCGTAGGTAAAGTTTGATAATATATCTATATTTTCTGGAGAATTTTTAGGGTCTTGGCTACTATAATATGGAATTTTTAACTTTAGAATTAACCATTCTATCTTGCACATTAAATCAGAGTATATTGAAATTCCATATGGTCTAGCACTACCATTGTGCGTAAAAACATTCTGTATGCTATCTCTAAAAAAGAAATCGTCAGCAGTTTCTTTAGTTCTAATATAATATTCGGTCATAATATATTTATTAACCTAATTATTTCTTGCCTCTTAAGAAACGTTTAGTGGATTTCATCACATCTTTCTTTATCTGGGGAACATCCAATTGGAAGTCAACATTAACTATCTGCTTTTCATAATTATTGAAAAGCTCTGTTAGCTCTTTTGGTAAATCGCCCTTCATAATATCTCTGTCCTGTTTTTTAATAACAACATTCCACTGGTTGCCGTCCCTAAAGGTTATCACTACGTTATGTAAATAATCTAAAGGAACGGCGGACAGGTCTATGTCGGAGAATATTTCAGGCCATTGCTCAATTATGTTCTGATTCAGTATTCTTTTGTTTTGCTTTGGCACTGGTTTTCTTCTTCGCTGGCTCCATCGAGTCGGCCAACTTCTGTAGTCTCTGTGCTTCCAAGAGAAGCTTGCTTATCTCGTTCTTGAGGTCTCCAACTGACACTACTTCGGGTTCCTTAGTACCGGATGGTGATTCGCTCAAGATAGGTGGATATTCTTTTTGCTTTTCCGTAACACGCGGATGGTTACCAGTATGGTCTTTTACAGGGATTTCTTGTACGTTAGTCTTTCTCTGTAAGTGTGGCATATCACTCTTGATCGATAAATCGTCGAGTGTAACACCCTTCTGTTCAGCTATGATCTCATTTAATTCCGAAAGCATAACTTCGTCTGTGCTAGTAGGCATCATGACTACTTCAGTAGTTTCAACCCTGCGGAGCTTGCCCTGCAAGTGTAGCGATTCTAAAATATTAGCGCCATCTTGGAAATAGCGATTGCTGATATGATCGCCGAATTCGTTTGCCTGCTGGCCTAGTGCTGACTCTAATTCATTCATTAGGGCATTGTGCTGTGTCTCGCTTAGACTAGCAGTGCCCACAACAAGAGCACCGAAAGCATCTCCGGGAAGGGTGCGATATATCACCGCAACCTTCGCTCCATTATGCTTCATCTTTCCAACGTGTTTAAGCATTAGCTGCTGATGCTTTCTGCGCAGCCTGTGCAGCAGTTAAGAACGCATCGATCTTGCTATACACGGTTCCTACAGCTACCATTTCGTTTGGCTTGAATGCACCGCGTGTGCTAGCCACATCGATGATTGACTTAACGGCAGCTAGATCGTTAATTGTTAGCTCACTGCTTCCTGCGTCGGGGGCAGTGTCTGGCGTAGTGGTGTTTACATCGTCCATAATAATCTCCTTTTAGACTGTATAATTAATTAATCAAAAAAGGAAATATCAGCCTTTGATTTTGGCCAAGTATGGGCAGGATAACAAAAAAATAGTGGCTTCTTTGGGATCTTCAAAAGCTACTACTTCTCGGGGAACTAGACGACTGCTATCGTCTAGTTTTAATTCTTGACCTAGATAATATCTGCCCTTTAGATGTCCTCTAATCCATTCGTCGATTATACGAGAATGGTTTACGTTGATAGCATTAAGATGGGGAGGGAGGAAATTTAATTTCCTCTTCTCTAGCACATCTAGTGGGTTAATAGTAAATTCTTTCATTACTCTTTAAACTCGTAGTGGCTATGTGCACCGAATGGCGGAATGATATTTTCAGGACCGTGGATGATAAACACGGTATCACAATAGTCTTCATCACCCCAGCTACTCCAGGGCATACCGTCAGTAAACATGATAAACTTTTTAGGAACAAAGTTTTCATCTTTCATAAATTTCCAGTTAGCATCAAAATCTGTACCACCACCGCCTTTGAGTTCATACGTTTCAAATTCACTAATAGTGTCGGCAGTGATGTCGACTGGATTATAGATTTCAGTATCAAAGCACCACAGTTTAATATGGAAATCTTTAAACTGATCCATGATGCCCTTGATCTCGCTCAAGAAATCTTTACCTTGTTTGTTGCTGATAGAACCACTCATATCGATAGCGATAGCTACATCGATAGTCATATCGTAATTCATGCCGGGCAATACCGCACCAGTATGCCACCCTTTGCGTGACGGACGCATCCAGGTATAGTCGTTGCGGATAGTGCTTTGGATCTGTTGACGCAGTAGTTCGCGCCAGTTGATCTTAGGCTCAGTAAGCTCTTGGATCATACGGCGTACACCTGCCGGGATGTTGCCAGCACCAGCAGATTGTGCAGCACTGATCATAGCTTCTTTCATTTCATCGCGGATCTTACGCAGTTCGTCTTTGGTATATTTTTGGCGTTTGCCCTTGCCTTCTTTACCGTCACCGTCACCGTCCTTCTCAGGATCGAGATGCTGATCTAGCAGTTCACCAAGCTGCTGAAGTTGCTGGAGATCATATTTCTCAAAAATAATGTCGTAGATCTCTTCTGCACTCTTGCCGCGGTATTTGTTGTCTTGGAAGATCTTGACCTGTGTAATCTTGTCGCCGATGCGATCGTCTACGAGGATCTGGTTGATAGCATAGTCGGCTGCGATATTCCAAATGTCAGGATCACGTGAGCCTCGCCGTCCCATATGATCGAACACGTTATGCAGTACCTCGTGGCAGAACAGGAATTCTGTTTGCTTAGGACTCAGTTTGTCGATAAATTTTGTGTCATAATAGAAATAGCGACCGTCAGTTGCAGCAGTATTAATGTGCGGATCATCTGTGCAGTCTACCATGCGCAAACGTGTTGCGAGGTTGCCAAAGAAACTATGCCGAAGCAGCAGTCCAACACGGGCTGTGATAAGTTTCTCTTCGTATTTGCGGATATCTCTACGTTCTGCTACTGCGGTCGCCATTTGTTACTCCTTTGTTATGTTTATATAATAACACATTTAATAGATTAGTCAAGCGGGTTACTTGCTTCCCGGCATATTAAGCAGCATAGGCATCTGCCCATTTGTGCTCATCACAGTTGCAGGCCCCTGACCATTCCACTTCTGTGTAGCGATAGTACGCTGTAGTTCGAGATACTTGTCTGGACCACCTAGTGCTACAATCTCTGCACTGAGCCGGGCAGCATTACCTTGACCTGCGAGTTCAGCAGCCTTCTCTTCTGCCTGCGCACGGATTAGTAGAGCATTGGCAGCACCTTGTGCAGCGATAGCAGCTGACTTAGCTTCGCCTTCTGCACGTACAGTAGCTTGCTTTGCTTCACCTTCAGCAGTGATAACCTTCTGCTGTGCCTGATATTCAAACACCTTCTTGCGATTCTCTTCTGCGATAGCTTCGTTCTTAGCACGGACCGCGGCTTCTACACTGCTGTTAAATGTCTCGCTATATACGATGCCGGGGATCTGCAGGCTTTCGACCTTGATACGGAACAGATCATACACAGACTTTTCGACTTCGCCAAAGATCTCGTTCTGGATCTTCTCTCGGTCACCGCTGATGCTGTTGGTATTCTTGCTAGCAACAACACGGCTAACCCGATCGCGGACAACGCTCTTGATCTGATTTGTAATATCACCGGGACCAGTCCCACCTGTGTCATACATCAAACGGAACACACCATCTTCAGGGATACGATAGGTCATATTGATTTCCAACTGTACACGCTGGTTGTCGACTGTGTTTGTGCTAAAGGTTTCCATATGCAATGTAGTAAGACTGACCTGTAGCTTATCAACAGTGCTAAAGAATGGAACCTTAAAGTGTAATCCAGGACCAATAGGTGTAGTCGTAGTCAGCTGTCCAAAGCTACGCACACCTGCACGATCGCTAGGATCAACGATATAAAAGCTGCTAAGTGCAGTAGAGATAAGTGCTAGTCCGATAGCAGATGTAATAACTACCTTTTTGATAACATTTACCTTTTGTTCTAGATCATAGATTCGTTCTTCTTGATAGTTCATAGTTCTCTCCATATGTGAAAATAGCTGCTAGACAACATTATCTAGCAGCCTTAGTGTTACTGATTAGCAGCGATAACGTACTTGCCGAAACGATCGTGGAATTCATCGAAGTTCTTCATCTTGCTAGGATCTAGAGGCAAGTCATAGTTAGTAAGCGCGATCTTAGCACCCATAACAGTGAGCTCAGTCTCAAAGTTATCCATCATAAAGCGGAAGAAATTATCAGCCTGTTCATCCCAGCCCTTGATTTTCTTCTCAGCACCGTCCTTGAGCTCATAGCACAAGCTAACAGTGAGAGAATACATAGCGGAGATCTCTTTAACCTTGAGCTCCTTAACCTTGCCTGCAAGGATGTCAGTTGGATTAGGCATACGTCCGGCAATCTTGCGATGTGCCATAAACTTAACACCAGTACCTTCGCCTACAGCACCGCTTACGAGATCTGAGAGTGTGTTCTCGCCGATATCGTCTTCGAGCAGTTCGCTAACAAAACTCCAAGAACGAGGAGTAGCAAACGAGCGGCTAGCAGTCTTAGGATCGAAATCGTACAAGTCCTGTTTGGCAAAGCTGATGTAACCAACGACATCCTTGTGGATCTTGTTAGCAACAGCCCACTGGAACCAGTCATCAAAGTCAACACGTAGTTCAAGATGTACGAAGCGATTAGCAAGCGGAGCAGGCATACGGTAAGTAACGCCCTTGTCAGCTTCTCGGTTACCAGCAGCAACAACGATAACATTGTCTGGCAAATGATACGTGCCAACTCGACGGTTGAGGATCAGCTGATAAGCAGCAGCTTGTACGCTGGGCGGTGCTGAGTTCATCTCATCTAGGAACAAGATGATATGATTATACTTGCTAGCAAATTCCTGGGTAGGAAGCTCAACGGGAGGTGCCCAGCTCATTGTATTGTCATTGGCATTAAAATAAGGAATGCCCTTGATGTCTGTAGGTTCCCACAGGCTCAAACGCACGTCGATTACATAGGCATTGTCCATCTCGTCACCGAGCTGATGTACAGTATCGGACTTGCCGATGCCTGGGGGTCCCCAAATAAACACGGGGCGCTGTTTCTTAAAAGCGTGACGCAAAGCAGCTTTGGCGCCATTGATGCTAACGGTACGTGTACTAAAATCTGACATTGTGTTTGCTCCTCTGCGTTAATGTCTATACTGTTATAATAGCATCTTGCGAGAATACGTCAACGATTATAAAGGATTTATTTCCCTCTGCCTAGCCATTGCTTTAGCAACACCGTATTTCCTGACATCGCCTGAGAATAGCAATAATTCGCAGGCTACTCTCTCATTAAAGACGACGATATTTTTCTTGTTATAATAATGCGGACAGTCTATGTGCTGATCCATAAACAATAGTATCTGTGTAGTCAGTTGGAAATCTTTTGGGAAAGGGATCTTGTAACTCTTCAATCCTAAAACACCAGATAGGAAATTAAATCCTTCTTCTGTAAGAGCGAGACCACCTTCTGTCTTCTGTCGAGGATTTTTCCACCAACTTATCAAGGCTTTCTTCAGAGTCTCTTCGTCCGTATTCAGTCCGGCCTGATTGAGGAAGATGTTAGTTAGTGATCTTTTAAGGTCTGCCATTCCATAATCTCTCCGCTAGTTAATTTAACCACTTGGAAATCTTCTGTTTTAAATAGATGATTTAATTTCTTTGTTAAGTTGATAGCGTGTCCTGGATTACTAAAGCTGGTCTTTTTATATTTAGGACCTGGGTAGTTACTAACTAAACTGCTGCTCTTTAGATTAAATGGTTTGTTTTGATAAAACACAGCCCATATGGCGTCTGCCTCTAAGATCTGATCAACCTTGTAGGTTTTCTTATTGGCAAATTCCAATATCACAGTTGGTTTTGGTCGACTCATACACATATTTATCGCTTTTCATCGAATCCGCCACCGTCCATCGCTACTACTAGGACATCTTCTTGTGCTGATTTTTTAACTTCTGCTGTTTGGAACTTGTCTAAAAGCTGTAGAGTTACTAGATTTAGATTGTAAACTAGGGTCTCTGCTTCGTGTATAGGTATCTGTATGACCTTTTGATTGGATCTAGCAGCAGTCCTAACTTTCTTTACGAAATCTTCTAGTATAGCTATGGAAATCCTATCGGTTAACATTGACTAGTTCCTGTTTAAGTTCTAATTCTGTGCGGAAAGGACCACGGTTTTCATATCTCTGTATAGTGATCAGCTTGGGACAGAAACTCTTGACCCAACCCTTATCAAACTTGATAGCATAATAGCCTGCACAATAAACGCTCTTGCTAGCATCGCTCTTAGTAAACAATGGTAGTTTCTTCTTTACATCATACATTGGATTGTGCGGTTCGCAGTTTGTCTTGAAACCATAGATCTCGTTTATAGTTTCTTTGGTTTCCTGCTTGGAACTAATAAAGAAACTTTTTCCAAACTGTTTTTCAATGCTCCTAATATCCTTAAAAACACTCTTGTTTTCTTTAGATGATAGGACAAACTTATCAGTTTCGTCCTTTTGTAAGATTCCGACCTTGATTCCGTTATTTTCTAGTATCCAGAATTTTCCATCTATGACTGGTTTTGCTTTCATTTCCATTTCGTTACTCCGGGTATTTTGCATTCAGTGGTTCGGCATATGATTGTGCTTGCTCTGCCATCTTAACTAGATCAAACAGTCCACAAAACTTTAAGAATCGCATTCCTACTTGATCTACAGACTTTGGTACGCTATTTGTCTTAATAGTCTCTACAATGATAGCCTTGATATCATCAGGTTGTGCCTTGAGATCAATCAGCCTACGATTGCGCTCGTAATCGTCGAGAACGCGATGCTCTTCACCGTTATGATCTACCCAACGCTGTAGCATCATATTGTTCCAAGCGAAACCTTTGCTGTTACGATCTTCATATGCTTCTTCTAGCTTATTCTTGCGAACCTTTGGAAAAGCGCTAAACACGTTGTCAGTGGGATCACCACGCATACACTTTTCAAAAAGCAACCAGTCGGGATTAGGAATAACTTTCGGTTCCTTCGTCTTATTGTCAATGACACGCTTGCCCTTCTTATCAAAGATGCCTTCGTGCGTAGTAGTCGTTTCCATAACACCATTATATTGTTTAACATTTGGAGCGATAAGCTGCACAAAGTCACTGTCTGTAGAGATAATGATATGATTATCATTGGGATGATTTTCAATCCAACCTGCGATGAGATCATCTGCTTCTAATCTAGGATGCTGCATTACAGTACAGTTGGTCTTTTCATTAATAAACTCCTTGAGCTTATCAAAGGTTTCCCAAAACATCTTATCTTCCTCAGCTTCTTTCTCAGTGAGAGCTGCTCGAGCCTCTGTTCGATTACGCTTGTATGGCGCATAATAATCCTTGCGCCAGCTGCGTCCTTCTAAACAGAACACGACGTGATTGCCTTTAAAATCTTGCCAAGCCTTCTTAATGCTAGCAAGGGTTACGTGTAGAGCCATACCGATCTTTTCGTCTGCATTACCACGTACTACATGGCGGGCACGGAAAAAACAGTTAGCAGTGTCAACGATAATATAATTCATACGATCCTGATTTCTTGTTCGAGTTGCGAATCATTCGCGATAGATTGGCAAAGAGCCTTAAACCACTTGTCAACTATCTCTTCATCTGTAACCCCAGTATAACCTGCTTTCTTTAAATCGTCAACGAAAAACTCGTTCCAATCTAATTCAAAGAAGCCATTGCTAGGATTAGCTCTATCAACCTGCGTATCAAGCACCTTGATATAAGGTTGTTTCTTCATTGTAGCGATTTCTTTGTCGCTAAGTTTAGTATTCTTCTCTTCTTTTTTATTGAAGAGACCTGAAAATCCATCCCATATCATATTTTACTCCTCACGCCAAACTGGCATATAAATGTATCTGCAGATTCAGTATGAATCCATTTTTAGCACAATATTGTGCAGCATATTCGTGATTCTTTTGATTCTCTCGCATATCTAGCAAGCCTTCTTCCCAGAAACTAATAACCTCATCAACAGCACTGCGCTCTTCGATACCGATATCATTTTTTTCACTACGTAGCTGTTTGCTCTTTTGAGGCTCACGATTGTAAATGTTCATTGGACTAATGAAAACCTTTTTACCCTGTGCAGCATATTCGTGAGCCCAGTCCGGTATGCTGCTATATGGACTATC